CAAAACTAAAAACCCAAACCCGAAAGGGCAAGGTACGGCACGAGGCAGTGCTGGCACAACTAGAGGCGCTAAGGTAAGTGCTGAAATTGAAAAATCACTAAAGAAAAAAAGTGATGAATTCAATGAAAAGTATAAAGAAAAGTTAGGTTATGGTGCTAATGTAGGTGCACTTAAGGCCGTTTATCAGCGGGGATTAGGCGCATATAACACGTCTCGTTCACCAGCCGTAGCATCACGTGGAGGAGCAAAACAATGGGCTATGGCGCGTGTAAATGCGTTTCTATACCTATTAAAAAATGGTAGACCACAAAATAAAAAATACACTACTGATTACGATTTACTACCAGCTAAACATCCTAAGAAAGAAGCAATGTCAGCTATTATCGAAGGTATGATATTAGAATTTGCTATTGTAGATAAGATTGATGGTATAAATGTTTATTCAACTAAAGAAGAAGCAATCGCTAAAGCAAAAGAAGTTGGTTGTGAAGGATATCACGAACATACTTTAGAATCAGGAGAAGTAGTTTATATGCCTTGTGCTAAACATTCTGAAGCAACTGATAAAGCATTAGAAACTACATTTGATGAGATGTCAAATGAAAAACAAGATGCTGTTATTAAGGCGTTAAATAACGTTGGTATAAGCGAAGACGAAATGGTAGACGCGGGTTACATTGAAGTTGATAAGGACGCGTTTTATAAGGAAGTATTTGCGACTATAACAAGTAATCCAAACAAACCATCAGTAGCAGACTTTGGTAACTTAGCTGTTCGTTACAAATATACAGGGCCTAAAGATGATAGAAATAGAAATTTTTGTGCTCGATTAATGAGATTAAATAAAATATTTAGACGTGAAGACATTAACTCGCTCTCAATTGCCGGTACAAATACTGAATTCGGAATCTACGACATCTTTAGATATAAAGGTAGTTACAACTGCCGTCACTACTGGAAAGAGATATTCTATAAAAAAGGAACAGATATTAAATCAGCTAAAAGACCATTGGCAAACTCCGAGCGAATCCTTGACGGTACTACCTTAAATAGACCTGTAATACAAACTAAAACTGGTAAAGCAGATAAAGAAGTATTTGCAGCATTAGATGAACAACAAGTATTAGTAGGTCCATTAATGACACCTAATAAATTGATTCCTCGTATTGATGGTAATGGTGATAAGTATTTTGTTTACTTTACAGAAGATACAATCAAGAAATTAGCCTATAAAGCAATGAAAGATAAAATCATTGATAGAGTAAATCTTGAACACGATATGGAAGATAGAGTAGATGCTTTTATGGTTGAGACGTGGTTAGTAGAAGATGAGGAAACTGATAAATCAAATAACTATGGTTTTAGTCCTAAAAAAGGACAATGGTTTGCTAAATACAAAGTTGATGACCAGAAAATCTGGGAAGACTACGTTAAAACAGGATTAGTAAAAGGATTTAGTGTTGAAGGTATGTTTGAAAGTATTATGATGAGTAAAACAAAATGTAGAGCAAACGGACAATGTGCCTGTGGTCAAACACAACATCCAGGTGGATTGTGTGATGGTAGTCACTTAAAAATCAAAAAATAATATGAAAAATAATTTATATTTCGCAGGTGCTGTATTATTAGGACACTTAGCAGGTTCAAATGGGGAAATAGTATCATCGTTAGTATTCGGTATCATCGCAGGTGGTGCTTACTTTATCATTTCAAAGTTTGTAGAACAATATAGAAAAAAATAATGCCTGTACCAAAACCATACGAAAGACAAGAGGATTTCATCAATAGATGTATTCCTGAATTAATAGAAAAAGAAGGTAGACCAAGAGACGAAGCAACTGCTATTTGTTACTCAATATGGCAAAGCAAATAAATGTCGACGAGGAGACCTTTTTCGATATGTATACACGTATGACCATAGAGGTCGTACATTATTTATTAACCTTTACAAAAATCAATTCACATTATGACAAGTAATGAGTTAAAAGAGCTTGTAAAAGCACATTTTGCACTTGTAGAAGCTGATGCTGTAGAGGCAATCAATGAGGAAGTTACTGAAGAAAAGTTTGGAGAAATATCTGATGAGAACAAAGCATTCGTGCTTAAGTTCCCAGGTGACGAACTTGAAGTAGGTGATAAAGTAATTGTTGTTACTACTGATGGTCAAGAAATGGACGCTCCAGACGGCGAACATAAACTTGAAGACGGAGTAGTAATTACAACCAAAGATTCTGTAGTTGAGAGCATTTCTAAAGCAGAGGCTATGGCCGAAGAAGACGAGGAAAAAGAAGAGATGGAAGTTGAGGATGTAGTTAAAGAAGTCGTTGAGGAAGTAATCGAAGAGGTTAAAGACGAAATGATGGAAGAAGAAACTGTATCAGCAGAAGAAATCGTAAAAGAAATCGTTGACGCCATTCAAGAAGAAATGGGTAAGATGAAAGAGAAAATGGCAGAACTTGAAGATAAGGTTCGCAAGTATGAGGAAATGCCTGCTGCTGACCCTGTTATGAAACAAGGCCCTGCTAAAAACTTAGACGTTAAACCAGCTGCTTTCAAAGCTTTCAACGTTAGTGAGGCGAAAAACGCCGACAGAATCAATTTGGCACTTGCCGAAATGAAAAATTATTTAAAAAAGTAACTTTAAAAAAGTAAATCACAATGAGTTTAGACGTATCTGCATTGAATGACTTTAACAACGAGGTAGCAGGAGAGTTACTCGTAAAGTCAGTTTATGGTGGTAGTACTATGGAGTACATCACTATCAACGAAGGCGTAAAACACCAACAACCTATCAATTTAATGGAGGTTGATTTGTACATCCAAAATGGTACTTGTGTTTCTTCACCTTCAGGTTCTTTGACTTACACTCAAAGAAACATTACAGGTTGTCCACGTACTTCTTTCGACGGTATCTGTTTGAAAGATATGGACAAAAAATACTTGGGTATCGCTGCCCTTGAACCAGGTTCATACAATGAAACCTTTAAAATGGCTGAGGCTTACTCAGGACTATTAGTTAACCAATTCCAGAAAGCAAACGACCAAACATTATGGCAAACAGTATCAGGTTCTGATTCTACATTTGCTGGTACTTGTGAGAGCGACGGTCTATTAAGATTGTTATCTTCAGGTTCTGTTGGTTCAGCTATTACTGATTCAGCTCAAATCGTTGGTACTACAACTGCATCTTTAGCTAATATGGATGATATGATTGCTGCGTTGCCAACTGATGTTGCTGACCGTGATGACCTTACCTTCTTCTTATCGGTAGGAAAATTCCGCCAATTTGTAGCTGATGTTCGCACTTCAAATTCTTACTACTTTGACCCATCAAGCATCTCAAACAGAGGTGGTATCTTGGAAATGGCTTACCCATTCCAAAACATCAAAGTTGTAGGTACTGTTGGTATTAACACTGACCGTATCGTATTAGGACCTGCTAAGCATATCGTAGCTGGTACTGATTTGATGAGTGACTTCTCAGAATTCCAATTGTGGTACGATATTAACACTGACCAATTGAGACACAGAATCTCAACTAAACTTGGTGTTAACGTTGCATTCCCAGAATACTGGATTTCTAACAACGCCTAATATTAATCCTTAAAACCAGAATAGATTATGAGTACATGTGATATTACATCCGGCTTTTCACTGGGTTGTCGTGACAATTCAGGAGGTATTAAGAACCTATATATCCTTTCTGGTTCAATCGACACTGTAACTACAGCAAGTGAGGGGTTAATTAACGGTATTACCGGTTCAGGTGAGCTATTTCAATTTGAATTGTTCAGACAAACTTCTGATTTTACTGAAGCGATTACTTCGACTCCAGAAAACGGAACTGTATTTTATGAGCAATCTGTTAACGCAGTATTCTTCAAATTACAATCAGCCACTCGTAACCAAGTAAGAGTATTAGCTAAAAATCCAGACCTAAAAGTAATCGTTGAAACTAACAACGGTTCAGTAGACGGCGTAGGTCGTTACTGGTATTTAGGTGAAGAAAATGGTATGCAGTTGTTGTCAGGTACTGGCGCAACTGGAACTGCTTTCGGGGACTTAAACGGTTACTCTCTTACCTTCACAGGTCAAGAACCAGAGCCTGCTTCTGAATTATCAGGAAGCTTAAATGACGTTGTTTCAGGCATTACCGTACCAGCGGGTGCCTAACAAATAGATTAACAAAAGTAAGGGGGTTGCGCAACTAAGCGTGCCCCCTTAACTTTTATTTTATAACTTTATGCTACAGTTTAATAAATCAGAAGCGCTAAATAAAAATGCTGTTTATCTGGACTCAGTTAATACGAGCTCAGGTTACTATGATGATTTAAAAGTTGTATATTCTCAGTCATACGATTTATCAAGTGGCTCATTTGATGTTACACCTTTATCTACGCCAACAGCATACAGAAACTGGTTAGTAATCCAGAACTTAGGTTCAGTAGTCCCAACACCTTCAGGTCAATACGACATTGAAATTTATACAGTTACTTCAGGTAGTGGAGAGGCAATATGGGGTACATTTGCTTCTTTATGGAGTGCAGTTACTGATACTTGGGGTGACGTTAGTGGTGGAGATGATGAATTAGGAGATTTATTATACTCAGATAGAGCTTATATTTCAGGTTCTAATGAGACAAGCATAACGCAATATGTATCACCAGACGAATTAGGACAATACGTAACATACAATGGATAAGATTAAGTTTGCAAATATAAACAAAGACTTAGGTCAAAGAATCTACGTCAAAGAAGAGAAAGGAAACCAGTATGTAAAGTTTGGTGAATATAACTCCTTTCCAAACGAATTAATTGAATTATACAACAACTCCTCTATTCACAATACGTGTGTAAACGCTATTGTAGATGGTATTGTTGGTGAAGGTCTAACAGCTAACCCAGAATTTGTTTTAGAAGTAGCAAATAGTGATGGTGAAAGTTGGAACGATATATTCAAAAAAGTAGCACGTGATTATAAATTATACGGTGGTTTTAGTTTAGAGGTAATTTGGAATAAAGCCAGAACTAAAATTGCAGAAGTATATCATATTGATTTTTCATTCCTCCGTGCTAAAGAAAAAAATTATAGAGGACAAATCCCAGGATACTACATTTATGATGAATGGGATACACAATACAGATATGGGCAACAAAATATAGATAACCTTCCTTATTTGCCTGTATACAACCCAAATAATAAAGAAATAGAACCTAAACAAATATACGTTTATAATCCTTATAGACCAGGTATGAAGTATTATCCATTACCTGATTACGTAGGTGCTTTACGTGTAATTGATTTAGATACAGAAGTGGATAATTTCCACATTAATAATATAAAGAATGGTCTTGCACCTTCCCTTGCTATAACAACATTTACAGGTGCAGACGAGGAAGAAAGAGAAGCAATCGAAAGAATGCTTCAAGTACAATACGCAGGTAGTAATAATGCTGGTTCATTAATGTATATGGATGTTGATTCTCCAGAAAACCAACCTGTTATTACGCCAATACCACAAAATGGAGCTGATGATTACTATTACAATGTAAATGAAATGGTAATGCAAAAGATTTTAACAGCTCACCGTATTACTTCTCCTATGATCTTAGGTATTAAAACTTCAGGTCAATTAGGAGGTAGAGATGAGACAATAGATGCTTACCTATTATTGGTAAACACAGTTATTAGACCATATCAACAAGATATTCTCTCGGTATTTGAAACTTTATTAGAAGAAAAATACCCAGAACTTGATATAACTTTAGGTGTACAACAACTTAAACTATACGATGACGGTAGTGAAGAAACAGATGTTGTAACTTCAATTGATGCTGGAGTAGGTGAGGATTCAGAATTAGAAGCTGAAATCGAAAAAGCAGATAATGAAGCTAAAGGTGATGTAGGAAATGAACCAATAACAGAATTACCATTAGTATGACAAGTCAGTTTATTTTAAGCGAAGCAAAATTACGCGAATTTACGGATATTAATAATAACTTAGATACTGCTCTAGTTAAAAATGCTATCCGTGAGGCACAAGATATCCACCTGCAGAGAATTATAGGCACTAAGTTGTATGATAAGATTTTGAGTGACATTGGGTCTTCATCATTAGCTGGTGTCTATAAAACTTTAGTAGACGATTATATACAAAACTTTTTATTATACGCGGCCTACTATGAGACATTAGAGGCCATTTATATAAGACCACGTAACAACGGATTATTAACTCCTACAGGTGGTGAAAACAGTATTGAAGTAGATAGAAGTTTATACAATGTAAAAAGACAAAGTGTAGAAAATAAAATGGAATTCTACGCTGAAAAATTGTCCCGTTATTTATCTGAGGAAGAAGCATTA